CCCCTCGCGGGTCTGTGCGGAAGACTCACCCGAAAGAATCCGCTGTAATTCGGCCTCACCCGAAGCAATGGGCTGCGGCTTTTCCGGGTCTTGGTCACTGGCCCGGCTGCCGGTCACAATCAGATAGAGCTTGTCTGACAAGTGAGGGCGCAAGGTCCGCACGTTCTCTTCGGTCAGCGGCAGCACTTGCCGCACGCCGTCGGCATCCGGTGCGCCTTTGTTGTCCCAAGTGCGCAGCCGCATCTTGATATGCTTCACGCACAACTGAGCGAAGCTGAACGCGTCGATCTGCCCGCGTCGCCCGTCGATGACGTCCCTTTCCTCCAAGAGCATCGGGCGATAGGTGAATCGCAATGCTTCATGGATGCCAGGGACTTCGGACAAATAGCCGTCTTCCGTGTAGCCGTCTTGAGTCGATATGTTATTGAGCATCGGGTTCCTCTGTTTTGATCTGATAAAACTTCCACAGGCTTCTGGCCGCTAGTTCATCCGGTTGTGGCGTGTGCAACAGACAATTCCTTGGTAGTGCTGACCGATCGGGCTACCCAATTCGTCGTCAGCCAGTTTTCTTGTCGGCTCGCTACCGTTGGGCTTTCGGCCGGGGCATTCAACTTCCCGAAAGTAAACGTCGTAGTCGGGGTTCCTGTCGACAGCTCTAGCGTCGCGCCCGAGAATCCGGTTAGGCCGGTGTTATAGAGGGCAGCAATCGCGGCATTAGTTGAGTCCCAGGCCGTGGTTGTCTTGAGCGAGATGCCGCGATCACCGGCTGGCAGACTGGCAACCGTCGTTCGATTCATGTACCGACCGGTTAACAGTGCGTTGTCAATCGTCAACTCAAAGTCTCGGCAATTTAGAAGAGCGGTAGTCAGCGTCAGAGTGAGGTCGGAAAATAGATAGGGCTGCGTGACATCGGCTGTCAGTGCCGGCCAGCTTGTCGTGTTCAATAATTCTGCTTGGGCCACCACGTCCAGTGATAGCCGGCAGATTCCCCCCTGAGATCCGGATATTACGGCTCGGTTAACCGTGCAACCTTGATATTGAAAGTTTTCGACGTTCCTCTTTTCCGACCATGTGAAGCTGGGCAACGTCTCGGCCAAAAGCCAAGGCGTCGTCCCCGGCATTCCGGCCGATGGAAGACCCAAAATAAACGGCCACCAGAAAGTCAAGTCAACCGGAGTCGGCTCAAATAACAAATTTCCGCCTACAGCATCCGGACCGAGTGCCAAGTCATCCGAGGCATGAGACCGCGTACCTCGCAGACCATCACGTTCGAGGATAGTTTGCTTTCTTGCCATCGAGGAACTGACTGGCACAAAGGCATTCGTAAGCGAACCGATTGCGATCGGAGTACCAAAGGTCGTTTCGGCTGCTGCCGCGAAGAGAACTTCGTAACCTAAAAATGGTTTGGCTATAGTGTCTGTCATTTATATAGGATCCTACGTGTTGAATCCGCGCGGCTCGCGGCTCAGGAAGTTCAGATTGAGAATTGATACCAAGAGGTTTTGTTTCCATGCTTCAGGAACGACCGGCTGCCGCGGATCGACCCAAACATTGTTGATCGTGGGGGCCATTGTTCGCACCGATTGCGGCTGCTGCCGAAATCCGCGGGCCAGGTTTTGCCGCGTCTTGAGCCATAGAGATAAGCCACTCGCCAACGTGGATTCTTGGTTGTCGGCTTGTGCCGTAACGACCTGAACGGGATAAACCACATCGTCGAATCCGACGACTCCAGCGTTCCTATCCATCGTCTCAGTACCCGGTGAGAGGATGATGGCCGGCAGCGTGACACCTTGATCCTTTAGGCTTCGATCCACTGCTAGTTTCTTAATCAGTACCGAACCTGTAGCCACTAATACGGCAGCCTGGATTGCCGCCTGTACCGCTTCTAGGCACTGATAATGCACGCTCACAGTGCCCGAGGTCAGATCGAAGTAAACAAGTTCGCTAATTGAGACCGCGCCGCCCGAGCCGGTGGAAGATACGAACCCGAAATACCAGCCGACTGGCAATGAAAGGTCTGCTGTTCCGTCTCCTGTCGTGCCGCCGCTGCTCGTCCAGCTTCCCGAGGAAATAGCGCCCGCATAGGGCTCGGTATAAATGACGTTTGTTGTCCCCGAATCCGAACCGCTGACCGTAGCCACTCCACCCGAGCCGTCACCGTTGTCCGCAACGGAAAGCACCGGAACGGAAGGCGCAACAGGTGCTCCGCCCTCGCCAAATCCTTGGGTGATTATTGGGCTCATTGCGGCGTCCTGCTGGCATTATTGACCGCCGGTGAGAGCGTCATTTTTTCGACTATCGTCGTGCCATCGGAGCCATAGATATCCATCTCACTTCCGCTATTCACGATGGCCCACTTGTTGGTGCCTTGCAGCTTGCAGGCATTAAAGCAACCGCCGACTGTCTGCGTGAGGTCCGTCTGACTAACCGCCTGAGTCAGATCGAGCTCCACCGCGCCGCCAACGAGCGTAATAGGCCCCGGTAGGCGAGTCAGGAGCGTGCCCATATTTGTCGCAGACGCCAGCCCAGTAAGCCCTGCGCCAGCCGTCCCAATGAGGGCAAACGCATCACCAGTTTGGGGCGTGTTGCCGGTATAGGTCGTGAGCGTGTCGACCGTCCCGTGGAGATTGCCGGTGATGTTCCCTCGAATATCGACGCCGCCCGTTCCAGCGACTGCCTTGATGCCGTCGCTAGTTCCAGCCGTGCCGCCTGTCAAGAAAATGCCGTGCTTGTTCGTCCCATTGGCTGCGATGTTGACGCCGTGGCCAGCGGTCGGAGCGATCAGCACCCCATCGCCGAGCGTAGTGATGATTGCGATGCCATCACCAGACGTTGCACCGCCCGCAATTTGAAGTCCCGGACCAGTGGCGCCCCCCTGCGTGGAAATCCCAGCCGCATTACCTGCTCCGTACGTGGCAATTCCAGGCCCTCCCGTGCCGCCTCCGTTGATCTGTATTCCGGCAGCCGCGCCGCTGCTACCAGCAGTCGCATTCAGGCCAGAGCCGGCCGTTCCGCCGTCTAGGTGCAGGGCGTCGCCGGTACCATAGCCGATGCCGTGGAGGCCATAGGAGCTTGAGCCAGCCTGGGCCTCGGCTCGCAAGCCTGAGCCACTGGTTGCGCCGCCGAGGGCATAGATACCGCGCCCGGTTGCGCCGCCAGTCCCCTTGATGCCAGAGCCCGTTCCGTTGCCGCTGGCGTTCAGGCCGTTACCATTGGACCCGCTCGAGGTGAGGGTGAACGCATCGCCGCCCGAGTTGCTGTAGGTGACACCGCCGTTGAATGAGACTGGGCCCGTGTTGCTGCCGTTGATGGGCAAGCCGTTTGCCGCGCCGGCTGTGGCCCCCGCGATCCCATCAAATCCAGCGTTGTGCGCATTCACCACGTCAAACACGATCTCGACGTCATCGACACCGCTGGCCGTACAACGCACAACGAGCGGGCCAGTCGTGCCCGTGTCGGTCGTACTCAGATCGACGTAATACCAGCCGTTGCTAACCTCGGTCGCGTTCGTCGCACCTGCACTCGGGTTAGCAAACGCCGCCATGTTCTTCGCGAGAACCACGCCCAGCGTCTGCCCGGTCGCCGGCGTGATATGCGTCGTGCTTAGATATGCCTTCAACGGCACGCGGATTGTGACCGATTGCGGGATGCGCTCGCCCAATGCAAAGGCCAGAGACGACCACAGCAGAGCGAGAACAAAAATTGCTTTAGAGAATTTCATGCAAACACCGAGGGGCCAAAGCCTGTCCATTCACGCGCGGGGTCCCAGGGGTATGACGAGCCCCCCAGATACGTTTCCAGTCTCGGCGACCGCTCATACTCGTAAGCGATGCCGCGACGCTGGGCGAGGAGGGCGATTTCGTTTGGCATGAGGGCGCGGTTGGAAGCCCTTGATCGTTTTCAGTGTGCCGACTTGCTGCCGGCCGACTGCGGTTACTGCCATGATTGGATTCCCATGAGTTGATTCCCCCAGGCCACCAGCGGGCTACCGCAGATCAGCGAGAGGGTGAGCAGGAGTTTGGTTAGGTGGTGCATCAGTTCCCCTTGAACACGCTGAGCAGGTCGTCCGCGATCAGTTCCACGCACTTGTCGACCGTCTCGTTGTCTAAGGCCACGAATTGACGCTGAGGAACGCGGCCATCCTTCGAGCCCTCTTGATGCACCCAAGGATGTTCCGGCAAATCCCCTGAGACACCAAACGTCAACGTGCCGCCGGTGATGTTCTCGATATGGCCGCTGCCCGGATCGAGCGTGGCCGCTTTCATCTTGCCGGTCAGAATCAGCAAGGGATGGGGGCCGTAACGCTTGACCGTCGACGGGGCATGCGCTGGCCATGCCTGTCCGTCTGCCGTGCCACCTTCGTCGTAGTTCCGCTGGATGCGAGCGCGGACCAAGGGGATGCACTTGTGCAGCGCGGCATCTTGAACGCCGTTCATGGTCGTTCCCACGCGTTCCAGACTGGCGGCGAATTCGTCGATCGTTTGCAGTGCCACGTCAATAGCCCTTGGTTGCTAGGCAGCGGTGCGCTCCGGTGAGCGTGTGATATTCGACGTTCTGGATGACATAGAGCACGCTGTTGGAGTCCGTCAGATGGTCCCCTTGTTTGGGTGTCACATTGGATGGCAATTCAGGGTTCCACATCCTCACGGCCAAGGCTTGCGTTCCCTGTCCAAATGCGCCGGCCAGAAACGTCAAATCTTGCAGGTTCAATTTCTCTCGCAGGCAGTTGTTGACCGTGACCGGGCTTCCTTGCCCCTGCTGAAACGTGAAGCTCTCCGAGCCGTCAAAAATCAAATAGTCGCTGCCAATGCTGATCGTCATGCCCGGCCCCGCGAACGGATTTCCCAAGGCCCTTCAGCAGCCGCAATTAGTCCGTTGATTTCTTGCAACTGGCTGTTGATCCCAGCACGGAACTCATTCCAGGACACACTTTGACCGCCGATGTTGTAAGACGGTTGCGGATTGACAGAAGATGCCGTGAGCGCAGCAATTAGGTTGCTGCGCTGCGTGAGCAGATTCTGTAAGTCGCTGGCCATAGAGCCCCCGTGACTAGGGACGAATGGCCATCGGAACCGGACCGGACGGCTTTTCAGCCCGACTCTCGCGCGGCAACACGGGATGCTCGCTGCGGCGTGGCCCAACGTGCTCCTCGACTACCGGCTCTTTGTCGGCTTGGCGGATGTGAAAGTAGCCACGATATTTCAGCCAAGCTTCGTGCTTGTCGCGGGCGCCGACGATCGTAGTGGGATCGCCATCGTGCTTGACCACCCACTGACTGGGGCCTTCCAAGAGAGCAGCATCCAACGCTTCTGAATCTTGACGCCGTTGCTCGGCCAATGCGGCCGCCCGCTCTTGGGCCTTGTCCCAGGCGGGGCGCAAAGCTTCACGCTGCTCGGCTTCTAAGCGCTCCAAACGCGATTGCGTTGAGGCCTGCAACTTCAGTTGCCGGTTCTCGGCCTCGAGCGCAGCCAATCGCGATTCGAGGCTCGGTTGCTCCACAGTTCCCGCCTCGATAGTACGGTTTTTCTTGTTGTCTTCCACAATATGGATTCCTTGTCTGGGATTGATGTTGATCGAAAGATGCGCCTGACTACTCCGTGCATTCCACGGCGTAGCGCGGATCGCGGACGCCTGCCATGCCCATTTCGTCGGCGAACAAGCTGAACACAAGTCCGCGATCGGCCATCTCGTATTCTGAGGCACTGGCGCGAACCGTGGTCAACGGGATGTTCTGCGTATAGACGAAAGCCTTCTTGAAGTCGCCGATGTACCAGCGCTTGTCCGCGTTCGCCGCGCTGATACCTCCGCCCGTCGCATCGGTCGAGATGAGCCGCGCCTTGGCGTAGGGGTAGGTCGGCGAGCCGAGCAAATTGAAATTGAATTCCGACCAGTTCATCGGGTTCTCGCCCGTCGAAACGTCGGTGGCATAAAGGCTCGGGCTGGCGGACGGCTGGGGAGACCGTCTCTCGATGCCAGTGGCGTGCAGAATGGTCCGCGCCGTGGCCCACCGCGTCGGCATTGTCAACACGTCCTTCGGCCACACGGAAATCGGCTGTCCTGTTTCCTGGTCGGTCATTCCGGCGAACAGTTCCAGTGCGGCGTTGAAATTCGTCCAATCGACCAAGGGCGAGTTAGTTGCCGAACCGATCTTGTTGATCCAGTTGCCGCTAGTGGCATAGGTGTTGTAGGAAGTGCCGTTGTAGTTGTAGCTGTTGACATTTCCCAAGAAGACATCGAGCGTGATGTACTCCCGACGTAGGGCCAACGTCTCGGCGCCGCTCTCGGCCTGCTTGAGAAGTTCGCGAGTGCGATCGAACATCACCGCCTCGCGGGTCACGTCCACGGCCACCGCGCGATTCACGTTGATCGGCGTGGTAACGTAGCGTTCCGACAGGTTGAACCGTGCATGTCGGTCTCCCGGCCGGCGCTCTTCGGCCACGTCGCCGACCATCGAGATGCCGATGAACTTCTCTTGAATCTTGTCGGTCGCGATGGTCTCGGCCAACTGCTCGGCGATGAATTCGGGGCGCCGATAGGCTTCCAGGAACTTGGCTTCCAACAGCCCCAGAGCGGCGGCGTTGTAAGCCGACACATTGGCGAACTGCGAGGGCCCGATTTCCACCCCGCCGTCTTCCATCGTATTGACTTGGACGTTGCTGCGCGGATCAAGCCAATTGTTAATCCCCGGCATTTGGTGCGAGGGGGTGAGCAACTTGCGGCCGTCCGGGTCGTCGGGCACCAGGGCTTCATATAGAGCCTTGAAGCTGGCCGAACTGGGGTTCAGGGATTGCCCTTCAAGCACCGGCTCGCGGCGCATGTTGGTGTTGCGGCCGGTCGTGCCGTTCCACAGACCCAAGGCGGCGTGAAATCGCTTGACGAACGTGGATGGGTTATCCTTCCACATCGAACGGACCGCTGATTTATTGAGTAGCATGGAGGTTCCTTTCAAATCCTCCGTTTCGCTGTGGTGAAGAAAGTACGTTGCATCCGATCCCTCTCGCCTTAAAACGCTCGGACCTTGGAGCGACCGCAGTCCGAGCGGCGAAACGGATCAGCTTGGAAATCTCTGACTAGGCGATAGCCCCCTTGATGACAGCGAAGTTGATGACTAAAGCCGCATTGAGGGCGGCCGATGCATGCGCGTTGTCGATGACGATTACGAACGAGCCGGCGGCCATAGCGGTGGCCTGAAGGACCGGCGAACCGGCTCCCGCATAAGTCGTGCTCAACGCAATGATGTCGGTCGCCGCTACCAGGGTATTGGTCACGGTGAATTGCGCCGTGGTCAGAGCGGCCAAGGTCGATGCCACCGTGGTGATCTGACCCGTCAGCTTGCTGAGCGTGACGCCCGTTGTGATGGTCGTGATCTGCGTAACCGCACCGCCAGCGCCTGACGTATAGCCAATGGCAGTCGTGCCCGCGCCAGTGGCCGACCCCTTGGTGAGCCGACTGAGAAGACGCACGCGAATCGTGGTGACCGACGCGCCCAGCGTGTCCACCAGCACGTAACCGATTGCCTGGTTCGATGCTGTTGTCTTGATGACCGTCTGGGGCTGAAGGTAGGTATTTGCCGAGCCCGAGATGCCATTGCTATCGGCTGTGGTGGCCGAGTTGAGCACAACCGTCACCGAATCGCCGATCTTGAACGAAGCACTGACGCAAGCAATGTCGCCGACCCATTCGGGGACGACTTCGGAGGATGACGCCAGCGAGCCCGCCGTTTGCCGTTCCTTGGCCACACCCGCAAATAGTGGGGCGTTGACATTGGCATCCGTCGCTTGCACGCCAGCGATCGTCAGACCGTTGCTCGTGCCACCAGCCGGAGTATCCGCCGAGACGAGAAAGTTTGTGGTCGGATTCGAGCTAGAGCTGTAGTTGGCCTGGTTCGACGCCGGCGTGGCCGAAACGGCGAAGCACAAATCGTTAATTCCGATGACCGGCGCAATCGCCGTGGCAAGCGTGAGGTTGCCAAGATACGGCCACTTGACGTGGTCCAATTTCGGGAAAGCTACCATTTGGGAAGTTCCTTTCAGACTTCCCGCGATGGTTAAAACTGGTCGGTTAATCCCGCTGCGATGTTATGCCGGGGCTTGGTGGCCACCGCCCCCCGGCCCCATCGCGGGGCACATAAAAATCGGAAACTAGGCGGACACCAGACGCTTGGCGGCAATCTTGGGATCGTCCCACTCGTTACCCTTCTTCTCCACGGGCTGGGCGCCCTTGCTCTCCAGCGCGTTCAAGGCGCGGCTCTTGGGCTTGGCCACGTTCGCGGCTGGCGCGGCCGGAGTCTTCGCAGGCGCCTTCCAGGTGGCGATGAGGGCCTTGCGGTCGTCCTCGCTCTCCATGGCGCTCACAGCCAATACCTTGGCCTTGTCAACGGTGATACCGGCGGCCTCCAAGGCATCGCGGGCGCCGTTCTCTCGCTTCAACTTTCTCAGCGCCGCCTTCAGTACCTTGGGGTCTTCGGAGTCCATCGCGTCGTCTTCTTTCTTTGGCTTGGGTTCCTTTTCGGACTCCTCGGACGACGAAACGGTTCCGGGTTCGTCATCGTCGTCCGATTCATTGGCCGCTGGGTCTTTCTCTTCGCCGTTTAAGGCGGCGTCAACGTGCTCGTGCGCAGCCATGATCTTCTCGATGGCCTCTTTACATTGCCCTGCCTTGTCGGCCGGCGAGCCTTCGCCATTGATGATCTCGGTGACCCGCTTCATCAGTTCGGCCTTGATGGCTTCGCCGGCATCGGGGCTTTCGGCTACCACTTCCGCGGCCGGGGCCTCGGTCGTGTCCAGCATGGGGTCCGCGCCCATATCACGCATTTCGTTCACTGGTTTATCGCAGGTGGCCATGTGGCCCTCGCTTTCAAAGATGCCGCGCGTCGTGGCCGGTTTGCACACTACGTCAACCGATCGGACGCGCTCGATCGCGGTGCAGACAACTTTGCCGTCATGCGGCGTTTGATACGTTACAGCGTTGTGGGAGAGACCAAATAGGAAGGCCATTTTCTGGGCGGCTTCCATGACCTTGGGCGAGTTCGGATCGCTCATCAGTAGGTATAAGTCGCCAAACAGTCCCGTCTCTTCGTCGGTCACGTTCTGGATGGCCCCTAACCATTCTCCGAACTTTCTTTCCTGGTCGGGGGCTTGGCGCGGAGGGTGGTCGACGTTGACTCGCACGCCTTCATACATCGACGCGGCTGCGGCGCGGCAACTGCGCGGATAGACGCGGCCGTTGGTCGATTCTTCTCCGAGAATCTTGACATGCCGCACGATGCCTTGCTCCGCGTCTACCTGATGGGGACCGTCCGACAGAAACAGTTCTTCCATCACCTCAACTGGGCGAGACTTGGAGGCTGGCGTTGGTTTGCGTGTCGCTATGCTCACGGGTAGTCCCTCCATGAAGGAAGGTCCAGCCAGTTGGAACGCTCGGATTCGGTGGCTTCTGCGGGTTGCGGTTCTTCAGCTTCCGGCAAGTCGAAAAATTCAAACTCGCGCAAATCGTCCGCCACGAACCGGCCAGCGGCTTTGTCGTCTTCAGGTTTCTTGACGGCTGGCGTGGTCATACTTCCTCAAGCTCCACGACCGAGACGTGAATCATCTTGTGCGCTCGGTCTTCCATCTTCTGCCGCTTCTTGATACCCAAGACGCGGTAGGTTGTGCCGTGCCGTTGCAGCAGTTCCATCTCGTCTGAGTGACCGCCATTCAGCGCCGACAGATAGCCGCCGGTCTTGGCTTTGATCTTCAGCACAACGCCGCCCTCATCCGCGAAGTTCGCAGCGGCGGCAGGATTCGCGCTCGTCGAGACAAATCCAGCTAGCCTGTAGCCCTGCTTTTTCTTGGCGGCTTCGGAGAACTTGGCAATAAGCTGCTTGGCGATGGCCCTATTGACGCCGCGATAGACGGTCACGGGCTCGGGGAGTGTGCCTGCCTTCTTCAGCCCAGCATCCATCAAACTAAACTGCTTGAGAGCGCCTTCGGTGCCGTGCTTCTTGTGGCACTCGACATTCGTTCCGCACTCGCGAACCGCTTCGTTGACACTGTAGTTGACGGTGTATTTGGCTATGGAAAACTTCTCGTCCTTCGTGAGCTTTGAGGCCCACACGGAGGAAGATTTTTCGAGAGTCTTGGCCAACCCCATGACCGCGTGCGATTCGCCGTGCCGCTTCTTTCCGATGGCGACTTCCTGCTTGAACTCGGCGGGGCTCATGCCAGTACGCTCGCTGTAGACTCGCGCGAAGATCGTTTCACGGATCGCCGGGTTCTTCTCTTCGCCGGCCGCCGCAATCGCAGCCGCTTTGGCCGGAGTGTCTTTGATGTAGTCGCCAATGAACGGCGTGTCAGACTTCGACGCGGCCTTGGGCTTATGGGCAGGCTTCTTAGTCGTCTTGCTCTTGACAGCCGACTTCCCACCACCGCCCGGTCCGAACTCGCCCTTGTTCTTTGGTTGCCCGCGCGGGTGCTTGGACTCGTCAAAGGCCTCAATGGTCTTTTTCTTCGCCGGCAGTCCCATGGCCTTGGGGTTGTAGGCGGAGACGTTCGCAAACTGGCTGGGGCCGACATCCTCCACCGCGTCAACCGACTCACTCGCTGGCTGCGGAGGACGTGGCAGACCATCGCCCGCTGGCTCGCCACCATCACCATTCTGCGGACCTTGGCCCGGCTTCTGTCCGGCTTGCGGCGGCTGAGCCTCTTTCTCGCCTAGCTTGCGCTCATGCTCAAAGTTGGCTTGCTCTTGCTCCGGGTCCAAGCCCTCTTGCTGACTCCAAGTCGTGCCGCTCATCCGGCCGGCAGCGTTCAGGATTTGCCTGATTTCCGTCTGCTGCTTCGGGTCGCGGGTCTCGATTTGCGGCGGCTCAATCAGGATCTCAATCGAGTCTCGGATCGTGGTCCACGAAATTCCAGAAATGTCACCGAAACGACCGGCCATCCACCCCATATACAGAACGCGCCAGAAGATGTCCTGATGGTGCTGGACTTCCTCATGCTGCGCGGCCTGGCAGTTCTTTACGAACGGAGATTCGGCCACAATCGAACTGGCGTAGTTGTTATTTTCCGCTGACCCCGTGATGAAATGCTCTGGCATGTTCCAACGCACGGCCACGAACGAACGCAACAACGCATCGGCCACCAGCAGATAATTAGGCTGCGACTGGTTTCCCAGCGGACCGGGGATGTACTTTGTGCCCGGCGTCGGCGTCAGAGTCGTCCCTGATTCGTACTTGGTCACATAGGCGGTCTGCTGATTGCTCTGGCCGCCACGCTGGTAGCTGTAATCGGCGCCGGCAATCGTGGCGCCTTGGGCCACCGACTGCGTTGTGCCAGGTACGACTTCCTTGATCCAGGCAATCGCCGCTTGGATGCTCGCGCCTTCACCGACGTTGCGCAGTACCTTGCGGGCTAGGTCAAAGCCCTGTTGCGTGCAAAAGAAGTCCGACAGGCCACGCTTGACCGAACGGACGACGTTGGTTTTACCGGGCTCGCACCACACGCCTTGACCTTCAGGACCATAGAGCGGGGCGCGACCGCTGGGCAGATAATCCCAGTCCAACTCGCGGTCATTCCACTGGACGTAGAGGCCGTGGATATTGCAGGCGTCATCCGCGTCTGAATGAATGCCGAAAGTCCAATCGCTCACGAACTGCTCACCGTGGAACGGCTGACCGTCGGAGTCACGCAGCCAGCCGATGGACTCAATCTCACGATGGCCACCGGGCTCTGTAATCTGATCGGGCTCAACGGCGCGGCATTCAACTTCTCCATTGCCGACGTGCCACAAGCTGGGGAAGTTCTCGCCGTCGACTCTTCGCCGCTCAAACAGTTCGCGGTCAAAGTTGCCGCACCATTTGTTGCGTTCAATGAAAGAATCAACCAGCTTCTGGCCGATCTTGACCAACTCGGAAACCAAGCCCGCGCCCTGCTTGTTCTTCGGCCGGACGTTGTATTTGAAGCCTTGTCCGATCACGTAGTTCTTCAGCGCCAGGATCGCGCCCACGGCTGTCGGATGCGAACCGGCCACCAATCGAGCCATGCCGCGAATCAAGGCCAGCTCCATCTCCGTGCGGAAGAACGGAAAGTTTCGGCCTAGATCGCGGTCGGTGCGTGTGGTGGGGACTGCTCCAGGAAGGCCGGTCACGCAGGGCGCGAGATAGTCCCGGTAGTCAACCCGGTTGCTGGTGTCGTCGTACCAGTCTTCCATTGTCGAGACTGGCGAACCCTGTTGGCGGATGGCGCGATAGGCGAGGTTGGCTTGCGCGGTTTCTAGGCGCAGATTCGCAGCGCGATGGGCGCGGCGGAGTTCCTTCAGGTTGTCGACGGTGGGTGCATCAACTGCCATACCCAGTTAAGGCTAAGGCAGGAAGAGAGGGATGGTATATGCGGGAATTTACAGATTGTAAAACGGCGTGCGAATTAGTCGTTCTGAATGGCCTCGGATCGCTCGATGACGTGGCCTTCTGGAAATAATCCGTTGCCGACCGATCGGTCGATGTACTCGCCGGCCTTATTGATGGCCTCAAGAATATTCGTATCTGGCGGCAGGTTCATTCGCTCGGGCGTGGCTAGCGCAGCCACGGCAATTCGCACTTCCTCGACGGCTCGCCAGCCGTTGTCGGCCCGCTCGACTTCCATTCTTAGCACGTCGCGCAGCCGGTCGATATCGGCTTGTAGTTCTTTCATTTGTCCGGTTCGAGATTTCACGGCTTCCCTCCTATTGGCCCATTAAATGACAGCTCGAACCTCGCACCAGAGTCATCCTGAACGGTCAGCGAGACGCCGCCCCCGTCGTTCGGAAAACGTGAGATGACTCGCGCCAGATGTTCAATGCCCGGTCCGACAACAAAGCTGACCGGCTCATTCACCGGCAACATGCGAACCTCTGCGGCAGTCATCTTCCCCAGTTGCTTATGCATTTCTACGGCCTCCCTTTCGAGCGAATCTTAATCACGTTCTGCGATTCAAACACCACCCGCACATCAACAGACCAAGAAGTAGAGCAGCGCGGGCAGTAGTAGTATCTTCGCCGCAAAGTCGAGTTGATGTCAACCGTAGAACCGCCTTCACCAATCCCTCCGGCACAGGCTGGATTCGGGCAGTTGCGGTGGGCTGGAATCGTAACCATCGACATGCGTTCGCCTAGTTCTGGCTGTCAGAAACGGAGTACAAAAGTGCGCAACGGCACCTCGGATGGGCTGGTGGCCCCTCGGGCGCGACTCGGCCCCAGGTTGCTTCCGTCGTGCCATCCAGCGGCTTGCAGATCGGACAGACCTTGGAGTCCTTTTCAGTGTTCCAAGTCGCTTTCAGTGTCACGCCCAATCGCCGGCCGAACCTATCCACATTGCGGCGCTCGAGTGGCGACGTTCCGCCGCGCTCATTCTCAACTTCGGCTCTGCGGGCTTCTTCGCTGTTGGCCCATGCCACATAGTCGGATGCCGCTCGCCGCTCGCCCGCTGTGTTGGCCGCCGTCGTTTCCGTGATCGCAATCCCGTCCGCTCGCGTGTCACCCAGAATTAGCAGAAGTGATGCCAGCATGGCCACTCGGTCGTGATCGGCGTGGTACTGAGCAATAGCCGCTTGGGCCATCTGCTGGCTGCGTGCCATGAACTTGTCGAGTAAGCCGTCAACGTGCCCGCTGGACCAGACTAAGGCGTTAGCCGCGATGTCCGATGGCGAGAGCGTGTGATCTAAGTCGCTTGCCTGCTGGTCGGCACCCAGTAGGTAGATTTCAATCAGCTTGTTGATGAGGGGCCCGCGTAGGTCGGTGCGCAGGTGGTCCCAATAACTGCCCGGTACGTTCTCTAAGTCCGGTTGGGTTCCTAAGAGCGTGTCGAGGCGTTCGCGCTGCTGGTCCATTAGGCCAAGCAGTACTGCCGATAGTTCTTCTTCGTGCTGGTCACGGTTGGCGAGTTCAGGCATGGAGTTTTACGCCTCGCTGCTGGGCACATTCCTCCAAAGTCGCCGGAAACTTGACGGTGTAATAGTAAAGTAGCCGGTGTTCTCGCAAATCTTTCAAGGCCCCTGAGAACTCCGGAGGAACGACAAATCCTTCAGGCATGTCGATCATGATCATCGCAGGGAGACGGGAGCACATTGGAAGTTTCTTGGCAGGCAGAAACTTCGCCAAAGGCGCCATCGCTAGCCCGAGTACACTGCCAACCGCCGCCTTGATCGCGTCACGCCGTTTCATTCACTTCACTCCGTAAATACTCTGCGGCCCATTCCCTGGCAAACCGCTCAGACTGTGCTGTGCGACCGTGAAAAGTAGCGAGCACCTTGATTGATCCTTTTGGTATCCGCGATCCCAGCTCAAGATTGATTTCCCGCAATTGATCTAGATCCAAGGATTCGACAGACCATCCGGTAATTCCTCTTGTGACTCGAACCTTGATGTCATCCATCGTCAGTTGCTCCGGCTAAGTGTCATTGATTCTCTCATGCTTGCACGACTTCTGGGCCTCGGTTAGCGGTGGAGGGCCTACTGAATGAACTTCGCTCATGCTCTCCCCCTTCCGCCGAAATCGTCCCACGGATTACTGCCGGGAGATGTGCCAGCGAGTCCACCGAAGTGCCGGTGATAAAGCATGTCCTTAGCTCCCGCCAGTGCATCCGGGCCGTCGTCGTGCCGGCCGGCCGGGAAAGCCTTTAACTGCTCAAGCAGCAGTTGCACGCCGGGACTGTTGCGCTGGAAACGGAACTCACGCTTTGACAGGTATTCAGTTAGCCCGCGGATGCGAGTCTCCTTGTTGGTCCTGTTGTTGACCGGCACGATTGGCAGCATGAATCCGGCCGCCTTGCTCCGATCCGCAATGGGCTCGCAGAGCAACTCCTGAAATCCGTTCGATTCAATACCAAAGGCAAATGGCTTGAACTGATGACCAATCGATACCGCGTCAGTGCTCATTTGGCTGACATTGCGGCGTTCAATACTGGCGTTCACATACATCCTTCCGAGCGTATCAATGGCCACCATGATGAAAGCCGAGTAATCGCTTTTCTCGGTCTTACCAAGTGACGGGTCGAGGAACATCACGCGGTCAACAATGCCGGTCAGCGGTAATTCGTCATACCAAATATCGCCCTCAAACCAAGCAGCATCGAATTCCGATCGCAAATTGCTAGGCGGATGCTGCTGGTAAAGAGCCTCCCACAGCCACGGATAGCCCGCTGCGTAGTGACCGTCCTTCGTGGACTGCAAGGAGGATAAAGGCCATTGCTCTGGCCATAGTGCATCACCAGGCTTGCGGCCGAGTTCGTCGTCATGCTCCGCGATGGCCGGGAAGCTAATGCGTTTGTACGGCTGGCCACCGTGCGCCGCGTCTCGCAAGAGCCGGCCAATCAGGTCGTCAGGATGCCATCGTGTCGCAATAACCACAACTGCTCCATGCGGTGAAAGCCGCGTCAACGCCGTCGACATGAACCATTCGTGGACGTGGTTTCGGCTCGTCTCAGACAGGGCATCTTCCGCATTCCTGAAATAGTCATCCGTAATCAGCAGGTCCGCTCCCCGCCCCATGATTGAGCCGCCCGTTCCGGCAGCCCGCAACGATCCGCCTTGCTCCAGTCGCCAGTGCTTTCGCCCTCTGGCATCGTCTCGAATCGACACGCCAAATAGCGGCTTGCCCCACTCTTCGATGATGTCCCGCGATTCAACCGAGAACGCTTCGGCCAAGTCATCGCTAGCGGAGGTCAAGATTACGTCGCGTTTGGGATACGTCCCCAAATACCAACTGCTCAGATATTTACTGCCCAACATGCTCTTGCCATGCCGGGGCGGCATTTCAATTACCAACCGCGGCGGATCAATGCGTCCCGCTACCAAATCCGTTAGTGCCCGGTCGAGGTGTGCCAGGTGGCGAACCATTTTCCAGCCCCCCGCGCTCACCGTTCGCGCAAACAGGGCTGGGGTGGCCGTTGCTTTCAACCGCTCTGCCTCGGAGGAATTCCAGATATTCGGGGTCATCAATCATTCCCTGCCTGACCGAGACGCCGACGTTGACCTGCACGGGACTAGCGGCTGGCAGTCCCTGGTCCGCCTTCTCGGTGTCTATGTTTTGACCCTCCATCGCAATCACGTTGCGGATGTGGATGTGTGATGACCTGGGATTGCTCAAGCCGTCAAAGGTCTCTAGCGTGGCCTGCTCTTTGAGCGTCAGTTCCCGCTCCGAGGCGATAGAGGTCAATTCGGTCTTGGTGATCTCAGTGGGCCACCGCTGGCCCTTGTACCAGTTCTTACGAATTGCCCGCCCCAGCAGACGGGCCTCCCTGGTTGCCAGCAAACCGGACTCAAGGCGCTCTGGGTGCATAATCCCCCCGCCCCCGGAATCGGGCTCTGAATCCGGCGTTTTTTCCACATCAATCATTGCTCACCTATCGCCCTACAACACCATTAACTCAGACCGCCAAGAACGAAACATACGTCGACGCCTGGGAAGCGATGAGCCATATCTTGTCCGTATTGTCGATGGGGATCAAAGCCTTCTCGCCTGGCTCAATTTGGAAGCCGTCAGTGGCCGCCGTAGATGTGCCTGCGGTCACTGTCGACGCAAATCCAACATACAAGGTGCCCGCGTTTGTGGAGGGGTTTTTGATTTGGACTCCCCGCGTGAGCTGTGCCCCGATAGAGCTAAGCTGTAGTGCTGTTGCGCCAGCCACAAAGCTGCCTGTTAAGCCTGCAGCAGCGACATCGTTTGAAATCACGGTCATTATGTGAGCCTCCGTTGGATAGTCAGAATGTTAGTTTGCGTTCCAGGCGTGAGGCGAACCCGCCGCCAGCTCGTTTTATCGGCGTCCCCGATTGTTTCATCGAATTCAACAGCCCCTGCGCGATCTGGCTGCCGTACGTGTCACCCAGGTCAAAGGCCGAGACGAAAATCGTCCACACGCGGCCGTTGAGGTGGTAGCCGTTATTAATGTCTTTGCCGGTCTCGTAGGGGTTTGCCCAGTTGCTGCCAGTCAGCGCGATTGGATTTCCTGAGCCACCAGCCGTCGTGTTGACGAAGGCCTTGAATTGGGTGGGGTTCTTGCGGAACCAATAGCAGAAGTATGTCGACTCTGCTGGCGTCGTGGGCGCGGTTTGGTCGATGTTCGGAATCGTGCCGCTGGCCACGTCCAGGCGCATCCGGGCGGTGTTGTCGTCCACTTCGGCAGAGCCGAACTGTGTGCAATTACCGCCCATGAACTCGCTGCCGGAGGACACACTCAGGTTTTGACCGAGGACGAAATAGGTATGTTCGTTGGTGAGGCCGCCTGGATCTTGCCAGAGTAGGTTAGTCCAGCTCACGCCCGAAACGCCCGCGAACAGAGCGCAGGGCATTCCATTTGCGGACGCTGGGTTCGTCTTGAGCACTACTGTTCCAGTAGAAGTGGCGTCCGTCACAAGGTCGCGAATCAGCACACCATTTGGCAGGCCGCAGATGGCCTCTACACGGCTCTGCACAGTTCCAACCGGGTTGCCATCCGCAGTCGCTGCGGTGTTGTAGGTGCCTTGCACATACTGACTGCCCGCCGTGTCTTGGTAGAGCGTCGATGTCTTGCGGAAGTCGTACCAGCGATACATTCCATTGAAGGCATTAGGAGGCACTCCGCCAGATACCAGGTTGTAGGCTGCGCTCTTGCGCACCCTGGCATTGCCGCCTGTACCGCTCGTGAACGACGTGACCTGGGCTGGCGTGTAGGCAATAGCCCCAGAGTTGTCGGCTGCTGTTGGAGTGCCGGTTTTCTGCACGGCGAACCAGCTGATGTAGCCAACGAACGGACTCAGGGTTGCGTTCTGGAC